CACACCACCAAACCCGGCCATTGCGCCGGGTTTTTGCGTTCATGGGGTAGGCGATGACAAGCGAGCAGCAAGCACTGGCAGAAATGCCAATTTGGTTAGTGGTCGTCCTGGCTCTGGTCGGTGGCGTATCGGGAGAGATGTGGCGGGCAGACAAGGATGGGGCGCGGGGCTGGGCGTTGTTGCGCAGGCTCGCGCTTCGGTCGGGTGCCTGCATTGTCTGCGGGGTGACGGCGATGATGTTGATGATTGCTGCCGGGATGTCGCTGTGGACGGCGGGCGCCTTGGGATGCCTCACGGCAATGGCCGGCGCCGACGTTGCCATCGGGTTGTACGAACGCTGGGCTGCCAAGCGGCTTGGCCTTTCCGAATCGTCATCGACCGATCGCACCTAAGAGGCGAGGGCGGAGCGGGGCGCCGGCTTTTTCCGGGTCCTCCCCGAATGCCGCCCCCTACACGGGTTACGGAACTCGCGGGATCTCTGCAGCTGAGAATTTCACAGGGATGTCCGTCTTTTCAAAGGGTTAGACATGGGAAGGACAGTCAGCAAGGCCGACTTGAGCGAGATCGTCGGCCGTGATGAACGCACCCTGACCCGCTGGCAGAACGACGGCATGCCTGTGACCGAGTTCGGCCTCGGTCGGGGCAACGAGAACCAATACGACACCGAAGCCGTGATCCAGTGGCTGATGCATCAGGCCGCACTCAACGGCAAAAAAGAATCTTCCCGCGATCGCCTCGACCGGATCCGCGCTGACCGCGAAGAACTCGCGATGGCCAAGGATCTAGGCGAGGTGGTCATCGCTGCCGATCTGATCGAGCGCTTCGAAGCAATGATCACCGCTGCAAAAGTGGAGCTGCTCAACTCTTTCCCCGACGTACTGGCCGCCGAACTTTCGGCGCGCTACGACGTGGAAGTCGACGAGCAACTGATTCGCGACCCCATTGAAGCCATCCTGAGGAGGCTTTCTGACTATGACAAGGATGATGCCGCGTCAGATGGATATTCTGACGAACCGGACGATACGGAGGGCTTTGAGGAAGACGGCGACTAAAGCGCTGCGCGGCGCTTGCCGCAAATGGGCGCCGCCGCCTCGCATGAGCATTATCGAGTGGGCGGACAAGTACCGCTGGCTCGCACCGGAAGAGGCTGCGCGCCCCGGCAAATATCGCTTTGACGTTACGCCTCACCTGATCTGGCCCGGTGGTCCATTGGAAGCGCTGGATGATCCCGCTGTCAGCGAGATCGTCGGACGCAAGTCGGCGCAGGTGGCATGGACGTCGGGTGTTCTTGGTAACGCCCTGGGCAAGTGGATCGACATTGATCCGTCACCGATTCTGGTGCTGTTTCCCAAGGCCGAAGCGGCCAAGCAGTACGTTGGTGAAAAGCTCGAGCCGATGATCGAAGCCACGCCGCGCCTGCGCAAGAAAGTCGACCTTCGAAGCCGCAAGTTGCAGCAGCGACAGGACTTCAAGCGCTTCCCTGGCGGCTTCCTGAAAATGGTGGGTTCCAACAGCCCGGCCAGCGTGAAGTCCACACCGGTGCCGCGAGTTGCCATTGAAGAGCCGGACGACTGCAACCTGAACCTGCGAGGCCAGGGCGACAGTATCAAGCTCGCCAAGGAACGACTGAAAACGTTCCGACGCTCGAAGATCATCATCGGCGGTACACCGACCATCAAGGGCTTGTCCGCTATCGATGCGGAGCTGGAACTGTCGGACAAGCGCGTCGGCCTGGTGCCGTGTCACGAATGCGGCCAAGAACACGCGTTGAGCTTCGACAACCTGCACTGCGACGAGGATCCGGAATACCTGCATGAGGTGTACGGCAAGAAACGGCCAGAGAACACGTTCTATTCCTGCCCACACTGCGGCGGAATCTGGGATGACAACCAGAAGAACGCCAACCTCAAGCACGGTCGCTGGTCGGCTACAGCAGAGTTTCGAGGTATCGCCGGTTACGTCCTCAACGAGCTGTATGCGACGTTCTGGGGATCGCGTTTCCAGGTGTTGATGGAGAAAAAGCTCCAGGCCGAACACGCGGCCTCGCAAGGTAACATCGGACCGATGATCGCTTTCGTCAACAGCTCCAAGGGCGAAAGCTACGAGTATCAGAGCGATGCACCGAAGACCGATGAGCTGGAAAAGCGTGCAGAACCTTACGCGGAGCTGACAGCGCCGAAAGGTGTTCTGCTGATCACCGTTGGTGTTGACGTCCAAGGCGACCGCCTCGCTCTCACCATCATCGGTTGGGGACGAGGCGAAGAGTCGTGGCGCTTGTACTGGGGTGAGCTTCACGGCAACCCCATCGATCCCCATGACGCCGTTTGGCAAGAACTGGATCGGGTTATTTCTCAACCCATACCGGTCGAAAGCGGCGCGCAACTGGCGGTATCGGCGGTCAGCATCGATAGCTCTGACGGCAATACCAGTGACGCGGTGTATGCCTACGTGCGGGATCGTCAACGCTACAACGTGATGGCGATCAAAGGCGCCTCTATCGACAGTCGCGACAAGGAAATCTTTACCAAGCCTCCGCAGTCGGTGGATACCTCACAGGACAACACCAAGGCAGCGAAATACGGCCTGCGAGTCCACATCGTCGGCACGCACAAAGCGAAGACGCTCATTGATGGGCGGCTGCGCCTCAAAGGTGCCGGACCGGGGCGCATGCATTGGTACAGCGAGATCCGCTCGGACTACTACGAGCAACTCACCAACGAAGTCCTGGCACCGCACCCGCGTAACCCCAGCAAAATGGTTTGGCAAAAGAAAGCCGGCCGTCGCAACGAAGCGCTGGATTGCGAGGTGTATGCCTTGCACGCCGCTCGCAGCCTGAAAACTCACCTGTTACGCGATCACGAATGGGACCAGTTGGAGCAGCAGTTGCTGCAGCCAACCCTGTTCAGTACCGAACAACCGGTCGCACCGGTACCGCGCCGAGCTATCGCTCGTGGGCGGGGCACCCGCAGTCGCGCGGGCTACTAAGGAAACACACATGACAGACGCACAACAGCGCCTCGCGGAAGTCCGGGCGGCGATCTCTGACGTCCTGAAAAAAGGCCAGCGCCTGCGCCGTGCGGATCGCGAGCTTTACCGCGCTGAGCTGAACAGCTTGCGTCTTCTGGAGCAGCAGTACGCCAGAGAGGTCGCGTTGGAACAGGCTCAACAACAGGGACGTGGCCGCAACCGCGTCTCCTACATGAAGATCTGACTATGGGATTTTTTCGAAAAGACCCGGCCGAGCTGCTGATGCGCGAGGCCATCAAACTGGCCAAATCGGCGAGCGAGTCCAGACCGATCGTCGCCCAAGGCGGAGGGGGCGGAGTTGAGACGCGTTGGCGTGGGGCTTCCCGCGTACTGCGCAGCATGGCCAGCTGGATTCCTGGTCTTGGCAGTCCGCGTCGAGATCTCGACCAAAACGAGCGTCGAATGCTGGTTGCTCGGTCGCGAGACGCCATGCGCAATCACTTGATAGCCCGCGCGGCGATTACGCGCTTGCGCACCAACGTTGTAGGAACCGGGCTGGTTTGCCGGTCACAGATCGATCATGACGCATTAGGTCTCGACGAGACCCAGGCTGAGAACATCAACAATCAGCTTGATCGCTTATGGTCGTTGTACGCCGATGATCCACGCGAATGCGATGCCGAAGCGACACTCAACCACTACCAGTTACAAGCACTGGTATTGATCTCGTCCATGGTGGGTGGTGACGTGCTGATTGCCAGTCCTGACGATGAGCGCCCCGGCTGCATCTTCAGCACGCGCTTGCAGTTGATCGAATCGGACCGGGTGTGCAATCCAGCCGGACAACTTGACGGCGAAAATCTCGTGGACGGGGTCGAGTTCGATCGGCTGGGGGCGCCCCTGGCCTATCACGTCTGCACCGGATATCCCAACGAATACACCGCCGGCCAAGCGCTGAAATGGGAGCGGCTGCCAGCCTTTGGCGAGGCGACGGGCAGGCGCCGCGTCATGCACGTCATGGCCGACAAGGAGCGTCCGGGACAGAAGCGCGGAGCGCCTTACCTAGCTCCGGTGCTGGAACCGCTGCAGAAGCTGGAGCGCTACAGCAGTGCCGAGCTAATGGCGGCGGTGATCTCGGCGATGTTCACGGTGTTCATCAAAAAGACCAACGACTTTCAAGTGGGGAATCTCCCACTGACCGCATTGGCCAACGAAGGTGAAGGCACTGGAGGCGATACCACAGCAGACGGCGAACTGGCGCTGGGCGAGGGGGCGATTGTTGACCTGGGCCAAGGTGAGGAACCGGTAATCGCCAATCCTGCGCGGCCTAATGCGCAGTTCGATCCGTTCTTTACGGCCGTGGTCAAGGAAATCGGCGCTGCTTTAGAGCAACCGATGGAAGAGCTGTTGCTTCACTACAGCAGCAGCTACAGCGCAGCCCGTGCGGCGATGTTGCAGGCGTGGCGTTTCTACAGCCTTCGTCGGTGGTGGTTGATCTGTGACTTTTGCCAGCCCAGTCGGGAATTGCTGATTGATGAGGCGGTGGCCCGAGGATTGATCAGCCTGCCGGGTTATGCGGACCCGGCAAAACGCAAAGCCTACTGCCAGTCCATCTGGATCGGCCCCGCCCGTGGCGCCATTGATGAACTGAAGGAGGCCAACGCTGCTGGTAAGCGCATCGAGATCGGCGTCAGCAACGAAACGCTGGAAACAGCCGCAATGACCGGCGAGCCGTGGCAACAGGTCTACCGGCAACGTGTGCGTGAGGTCACCCAGCGTCGCAACGATGGTCTGCACGTTTTACCCAAAGGGCGGGAGCAGGAAACACCGCCGTCCGCCAACCCCAACGAGGAATAACCATGCCCCGCGCATTCGAGCTGGCTGCATCGCAGCCGTGGCTGATGCTGCCCGGCGCCCTGGATAACTTGCTGACCATTGCTGACCGCATGGGCGATCCGGCGGCGCTGGAAACACGCACTGGCATGCGGCTGGATAACAGCCGCACCGTCAGCGTACGCAATGGTGTGGCGATCATCCCGGTAGTCGGTCCGGTGTTTCGCTATGCCAACCTTTTCACCGAGATCAGCGGTGCGACCAGCACTCAGGTCTTGGCCACCGACATGCAGGCCGCGCTCGATGATCCCAAGATCAGCGCGATCATCCTGAACATCGATAGCCCAGGCGGCGTTGCCGCCGGCATCAACGAACTGGCTGATCAGATCCATGCGGCCCGTGACCGTAAACGCATCGTTGCCTACATCGGCGGCACTGGTGCAAGCGCGGCCTATTGGATTGCGTCAGCTGCCAGCGAAATCGTCATCGACGAAACGGCGCTCGCCGGGAGTATCGGTGTGGTCGTTGAAGCCGTAGTCGGCGGCGAAGAAGCCAACGGCCGTAAGCGCTACCAGATCGTCAGCCGCAATGCCCCGAACAAGCGTGTGGATCTCTCTACCGAAGAAGGGCGGGCGAAGGTCGGCGAAACGGTCGATGCCATGGGCGATGTGTTCGTCGCCAAGGTGGCCCGCAACCTGGGCGTGGAGCCGGAGCGTGTCCCAGAAATGGGCGACTTCGGCGGCCTGCGCGTCGGTGCCGCGGCTGTCGAGTCCGGCTTGGCCCACCGTCTGGGGTCGCTTGAAACATTGATAACCGAACTGGCCAAACCGGCCGCCACTCAACCGAGGAAATACAACATGACCACCGTCAGCAGCACGGCGGAGTTGCGTGAGGCGCTGGCCGCCGGCGCCGATCCGCAAACCATCGAAATCGCTCAGGCCAATCAGCCGGATCTCGAAAGCGTCCGCACCCAAAGTCGCGAGGAAGGCGCTACTGCAGAGCGGCAACGCATCACCGGCATCAATGCAATGGCCAGCAAGGGTTTCGAGACTGAAATCGCCGCTGCCATCGAAGCAGGCTCCACGGTTGAAGCTACAGCGCTACAGCTGTTCAAGGCTGCGCAGGATCGCGGCATTTCCCTCAACGCCATCAAGGCCGACGCCACCGGTGCATCGACGTCCACTCCTGCGGGCGATGCCGCTCAGGGTGAGCGCAAGGCCGTCGTAAACGCCATCGTCGAGGGCGCCTCGCGCCGCTGATTGGAGAACTTCATGAGCAACCCAGAACGCCAAACCTATGTCCCGGACCAACTGTCCGCTGGTGCTTTCCCGGTGATGATCGACACCGCCGTGATCGCTTCCGGCCAGAAGCTCAATCGAGGCGCCGTCCTTGGGCAAGTAACGGCCAGTGGCGAATACGTGCTGTGCAAGGCCGCAGCAACCGATGGCTCCGAAGCTCCTGCGGCTGTACTGGATCAGTCCATTGATACGACCTCAGGCGCGCAGGTAGCGCCCATCCGCCTGACCGGTGAAGTGCTGGCCAGTCAACTCACACTCGGCGAGGGTTTTACTTTGGCGCAGGCAAAAGCTGCGCTGCGTCCCCTGTGCCTGTTCGTTCGTTAATTCGGAGTTTTTGATGGATATTTTTGATACCCGCACCATGCTTGAAGCGGTCGAGCAGATGCCAACCGCGCGGCGCTTTTTGCTGAACACATTTTTCAACGGCGGCAGTCCTGTCACGTTCCCGACCAAAACCGTGGACATCGACATCATCAAGGGCAAACGCAAAATGGCGCCGTTTGTTAATCCTCGCCTGCCGGGCAGTGTGTCGTTGCGCGAAGGCTATACTACCAGCACCTACAGCCCGCCGTACATTCAACCCAAGCGCGAGACCACCGCCGAGCTAGTGCTCAAACGTTCGGCCGGGGACAACCCGTTTTCCTCGCGCACTCCGCTGGAGCGTGCCGGGCAATTGCTCGGAAAGGACCTGCGCGATCTGGACGACGAAATCATCCGCCGGGAAGAGTGGATGTGCGCCCAGGCACTCACCACGGGGAAGGTTCGCGTCGTGGGAGAGGGGGTGGATGACACCATCGACTTCCTAATGGCCAGCGATCACAAGATCAGCCTGGGCAGCGGCCAGTGGGGCACTGAAGAAGGCGATCCGATTGCCAATCTTCGTAGTTGGAAGCGCAAGATCGCCAAGGATTCCGGCCGCACGGCAAACACCGTAGCTATGAGCGGCGAAGCGCTGGATGCATTTCAATCCAGTTCAACGGTGATGAAACAACTCAACACTCGCCGCGTTGACATGGGCTTGATCAAGCCAGAGGAACTGCCAGACGGCGTGACTTACTTGGGCTACCTAAATGATCCAGGTGTCGACCTGTATGGCTACGACGAATGGTACCTGGACGGCGATGATCAGGAGCAGCCAATGATTCCGGCAGGTGGCTTGATTCTCGGCTCGACGTCCACGCGCAACGCCATGCTCTACGGGGCGATTCAAGATCTGGAAGCCGTGGAAAGCGGCTTGGTCGAAGCGGCGCGCTTCCCGAAGAGCTGGGTGACCCAAGAGCCGAGCGCTCGTTGGCTGAAGCTGCAGAGTGCGGCATTGGCAGGCCTGCTCGAACCGGATGCGTTCATTTACGCCAAGGTGGTGTGACATGGCCAAGAAAGCCGATTTTCTGGTGATCGACGGTTGCGTCCAAGATGGCCGCGTCGTTGTTGTGAAGGGCGAGCCTTACAGTCCGCCAAGTAAAGGGATTGAGGAAGCGTTACTCGCCGAAGGGCGTATCGCGCCGCTCAAGGACCCCCGAGCCC